TATGCATTTGATTGGGATGATAACATCGTTCATATGCCAACTAAAATAATCTTGGAAGATGAAACCGGTGATGAAGTACCTATGACAACTGAGGACTTCGCTCTTTACCGTGAAAAAATTGGTAAAGAAAATTTTGACTATGATGGTCAGACAATTGTGGGTTATGCAGAAAATCCGTTCCGAAATTTTAGGGTCGAAGGAGATGACGACTTTTTGGTCGACGCTATGAGAGCTAAAACAGGTCCTGCTTGGGCTGACTTTGTTGAAGCGGTAAATAATGGTTCTATATTTGCAATCATCACAGCAAGGGGGCACCACCCTGATACTCTCAAAGAGGGGGTCTACAATTACATCATCAATAATTTTGAGGGTATTAACAAAAATAAGTTAGTTAAAAACTTAAAGAAATATCGTGATTTTGCTGGTGAAGAAGAAATGACTGACGACCAATTAATCAGGTCTTACTTAGAACTTAATAGATACAATCCTGTAAGTTTTGGTGATACGACTGGTGCGTCAAACCCTGAAAAGGCGAAGGTAAGGGCAATGGAAAACTTCATTTACTATGTCAAGAGTATGGCTTCACTTTTGAAAGGAAAAGCTGTATTAAAGAAAGACATCGCCAATAACTTTATTCCTGCAGAACCCCAAATAGGTTTTTCAGATGACGATTTAAAAAATCTTGAAGCAATGAAAACACATTTTAAGGACAAAGAAAATGTGCAAACTTATTCTACTGCTGGAGGAATAAAGAAAAAATACTAACTAGTTAAGTAATTAATTAGAATAAACTAGAAATAAATAACTAACTAAACTGGAACTGGTACTAGCAATAGTAATATTTTGAAAGAATAAAGTCAAGAGAAATATTTTCACCGAAGTTATATTTATAAGAAAATAAAAACGTTAAAGAAAAAAATTTTACACAATGGCTGATTTATTAATGAAAATGCCCATACCTTACGAACCAAAACGTCAGAATCGTTTTATTCTAAGGTTTCCATCCTCTTTGGGGATTAACGAATGGTTTGTAGAAAGTACATCAAGACCTCACATTATGATTGGTGCTACCGAAATACAATTTTTAAATACATCTACATTTGTTGCGGGTAGATTTAATTGGCAAACTATAAACGTAACATTCCGTGACCCGATTGGTCCTTCAGCTGCACAAGCACTTATGGAGTGGGTTCGTTTACACGCTGAATCTGTAACAGGTCGTATGGGATATGCCGCAGGTTACAAAAAAGACATAGACCTCGAAATGTTGGACCCAACTGGTGTAGTTGTAGAAAAATGGATTCTTTATGGAACATTTTTAACAGACGTAAACTTCAACCAATTAAGTTACAGTCAGGATGCTTTAGCAACAATCACAGCAACACTAAGAATGGACCGCTGTGTTCTTGTTTATTAATCTTTATTAATTTTTTTAAGACGTTATATTTAACCGTAGGGACAACCCCTACGGTTTTTTATTATGGAAAATAATGTAGAAGAATACGGACAAATGAATTTCACCTTACCACACGATGTGGTAACACTACCCTCAGCTGGTATGTTTTACAAAAATAAAAAAGATGCCATCAAAGTTGGTTATCTGACTGCTTCAGATGAAAACATATTGTTGGCGGGGGGTCAAGATATGACTCTTAACTTATTAAGAGCTAAAGTTTTTGAACCAGGTATGAGACCTGAAGAACTTCTCGAAGGTGACGTTGAAGCTATTCTCATATTTTTGAGAAACACGGCTTTCGGTCCCGAAATGGAATTGACTTTAAAAGACCCAAAGACTGATAGGGATTTCAAAACTAATGTAAGATTGGATGAGATGAATATTAGAAGAGGACAGAAACCCTCAGAAGATGGAACATTTACAGTTACTCTTCCCACTTCTCAAACGACTGTAAAGTTAAAACCATTGAATTATGGTGAGACTATGGATTTAAGTAGACAAATCCAATCATACCCACAAGGTCGTGTAGCACCAAGAAGAACACTCCGTTTACAGAAAGAAATCCAAAAAATTGGTGAAAACTCTGATAAAGGGGAAATTGCAAAATTTGTTGAGACAATGCCAATTGCTGACTCGAAATTCATAAGTAAATTTATGAATGATAACGAACCTAGACTCGATATGTCTAGGGTTATTATAGCCCCATCAGGAGAAAAACTTACGGTTAACGTAGGGTTTGGGGTCGAGTTTTTTCGCCCTTTCTTCTGAGTATAGAAAAACACAATTAGACGAATTTTACTATCTGTCCAAGTTGGTTGGAGTTAGTTGGTCTGAGTTTCAGACTATGCCAATATATTTTAGAAAATATCTTTTGGATAAGTGGGTGGACGAAAACAAACCACAATAAAAGTGACCAATAATCTATTTATCTAAAAAACTAATATGGCAGAAGAAAACATTGGTGGTTTCTTGGGGGCAATTGAAAAACTCAAAGCCGGATTAAAAGACGAAGGTCTTGTCGGAGCCTTTGACAATCTATCTCAGGGAATTCAAAATATTAATAATGGTTTTTTGGAATCGAGAACAAGAGTGTTGGAATTCTCCACAGCACTATCGGATTCAGTTGCTGGTATTACAAGATTGGGTGGAGATTTAACTGCGACTCAAGAAACAATTTCTAATATTGCACTTGCCTCAAGACGGAATGTTGTAGAAACATCTCAAACCGTACAAGAGATATATGCAACTGCAAAACTGTTAGGTCAATCCGCAGACTACTTAGTAGAAGATTTTGTAAAAGTAGGCAATAGTATCGAAAACATCGGAGAAATAACTGCCGAGTCCATTCAGTACATTCAAAGTATGGGACTGAATGCAAAAGAAATTATGGGTGACGTAACTCGTAATATGGAATATATGAACCGATTCAATTTCCAAGATGGTGTTATGGGTCTGACAAAAATGGCTGCACAAGCATCTATGTTACGTTTTGATATGAATCAAACGGCTATGTTGGCTGATAAGGCTATGGACCCTGAGGGTGCTATCGAGTTGGCATCGGCATTCCAAAGATTAGGTGTTACTATGGGTACATTGGTAGACCCGTTTGCCTTGATGGATGCATCTATCAATGACCCTGGAAAATTACAAGACAGTGTAATTGATTTAGCCAAGACATACGCACAATTTGACAAAGAAACACAAAGGTTCGAAATTAATCCGTATGGAATAAGAATGTTGAGAGAGGTTGAAAAACAAACTGGTCTGAGTGCTGAAAATTTGAAAAAGACTGCTTTAGCCGCTTTGGAATTAGACACAAGATTATCGGACATCAATTTTAGTATAGATGCGACTGAAGAGGATAAGATGATGATTGCTAATTTGGCTAAGAAAAAAGATGGTGATTATGTTGTTAGAGTTTTTGATGAACAGAAAGGTGAAATAGATGTAAAACTTTCGGAATTGACCTCCCAACAGTTTAGTAAGTTAATAGAACAACAAGAACAAGAACCTAAGACGATTGAAGAAATTCAAAGAAGTCAATTTAGAGTTTCTGAAAAAATGGCTAATGATACTGCAGCAATTAAAAATTATTTTTTATATGGGATGGCCGGTCAAACTGGTTTTAGGAGAGTATTCGAGGATTTAGGAACAATATATGATGATGTTTCAACAAGTTTAAACAAGGCGGTACCATCTCAACAAGATATAAGAACGATGTTTGAAGGAGTTGGAAATAGTCTTAGACAAATTGTTATAGATGCAATTTCAACGCAAGACCCTGCAAAAATAGAAAATGCTCTTACTGAACTGGCTAAACAAAAGGATGATATACCAACTAAGAGTGTTGAGATTATGAAAAGTTTTCTTTCACAGTTGGGTACAAATATGCCTAAAGAAAGTCTTTCTGCAGTAGGAGTAGGGTATAAAGAATTGACAGATGCAATTAAAAGTTTGACGAAAGTTTCTTCTCAGTCTCAGACAATAAATGGGGATTTTAATTTGGACGGAACAATAAGCGTAAATGTTCAAACTCCTGGCGTTGACCCCAAACAAGTTCAAGCACTTTTCAGAGATAGAGAATTTCAGAACTTGTTACATCAAATCATAAGAGAAAGAGCTGCGGCTGAAATAAAAGCCCTTAATAAATAAAAAACAATCAAGTTTCTATTTATTTAAAAACACAAAATGGGTAGTCCTTTAGATTTTGCCAGCTCCGAGGTTTTCAGACAAAAACTTATTGTTAGAAACCTTGTGCCTTATGTAAAATCACCAACAAAAGCATCACCCCCAATCAATTACGAAACAATTCAAAGGGATTTAACACCCACAGATTCTGACGATACATTGATTGATAACCCTGTATTTGCTGCAAAGGCTTACCCATTAAACCAATATGGAGCTTCGGG